CTATTTCATTTCGTTAAGTGCGTACGCACCTCTATCAGTGAGTGCAAAAAAGCCATCCCTTACGCTGGGTTGAATCAACCCAAACATACGCAATTCACCCAGTATTTGTTCTGAGCGACTACCAGCACCAGAATGCTTAATTAGTGCAAATTCAGGCTGTGCTTCTTCACTGAGCAAAGTCAATATTTTGACAATGGCGTCACGTTTGCTTTCATCTGCAATGTCATGGTATGGATTGATGGAACAGGTTACCATAGTGTTTTCCTTTTTTTATGAAAATCATATTTTACCATATCCCAACACGCCATATTGAAGTGCTCAATATTCACTCACCCTAAAAGGTATCTGTTGTGCAATCAGTTCCCCTACTCCCAGGTATCGCGGTTAAACAGGTATCAAAAAGCCGCATTATGCGCGGGCTGATGGGATGATCAGGCGATGATTTTCTGGTACTTACTTCGGGTCTGTCCTGCTTTCTCTGCTGTCTGGGTAAATGCTCCGGCATTGGTTGGCGTACCAACACTGGGGTGCGAATGACTCGCACATTGCTGCGCCAGCTCTGCCAGTAAATCAATGGTGTCCAACATCATGGTCAGCGTGTTTACACTCTCACTGCCGATATGGATGGTTGGCCCCATAATCTGCTGACCGCCCGATGCTACCGATTTGCGTAATGCAGTAATCTTTTCAGTCAGGCTTTCGCCAACCTCCACGGCTACAGCACCGCCCACTTTAATGGACTGCTGTCCTGCTATGTCCGTTTCTTCGTTTCCTTCAATGCTGGCCAGCCTGTTACCTTTCACGGCCTGGCTAAAATCCCCGGCACTGACCTGCTGAATGGCTCCGGCTAGCAGGGTGGCGGTCCCCACCACAATGGTTTTATCCGTGGCTTTAACCGTGGTTTCGCGACTGACCAGATCACGTTGTTCTGTATCTGCTTTTACCGTTCGCACCATCGATGTTTCACTGATGGTCTGATCGGTCTGCCTTACCCAGTCACCCGCCAGAGTCACCCTCTGGGATACTTCTTCCCGCTGCTGCTGCAATTGCTCACCGGGTTTAACGTCCGGCAGACTGGTGCCATCCGGTAGCGTCTGCCTGATAAAAGGTTTATCCGGTCTGCCTCCTGTGAATGCGACCTCAACCAGCGTCCCTTCTGGCGGGAACTGAAACATACCTGAATCATTCCCGGCCATTGGTACCGGCAGCGGCACCGCTGAATAAACAGGCGTCTGATTGTCCGGATTTCCGTCTGCGTCAAGCAGCTGCACGTCCACGGCGTAACGTGGCCGGAAGGGATCGGCAAAGTTACCGCTTTTTACCGGCTCTGAATGCGCCACGACTCTGGCCATCTTTGGCAAATGAAGCCCGGATGCCAGTTCCGGGTAATGGCTTTCAATCTGCCGTTGCGCTGGTGTTTTCTGCAAAGGTTTACCCGTTGCGCGGTTTCTCGGCGTCCATGTGATCGCCATCGTGTCATTAGTCAGGTGAACTTTAGTCACGCGTTCACCGTTCATCTCCACCCCTGGCCGCATAGTCTGGATCACTGGTAATGTCACAGAGTTACCGCCAGCAGCCCCCTGGCTGAACTCTGACGGGATTTCTACTGGACGACCGGCAAACAATGACTTTTCTGCGCCGCCGACGTAAAGCGAACCATCAGGTAACTGGTACCAGATGTAATCCTGGATACTGAACGCCCTGCCCAGATTGTTCAGCAACTGATAACCAGTACCGTTATGGGTAAAATGTGGGATGGGGGTATCGCTGTACTGTGCATCAGGCACACTGACCGTGATCCCGCTGTTTTCTTCCAGCCAGCCCGCAATTTCACGCAAAGTCGGGTGTTGAAACGAACATGGCCACATCCTTTCAAACACACCTACCAGCTCACGAATGAACAGGCGCTGAAAACCGTTTTCAGCGGGCTGCGATCGCTCCACATACCCCGTAAACCAGCGCAAAAGCAGATCGGTATACCCCACATCCAGCCGCACCAGTTTTCCGGTGTAATCGGTTGTTGTCTCTGCGGTGATGAAGCCCCGGCCGCAGCTGTTCAGCTCCAGTACCAGGCTGGCATCCACCAGGTGAACTTCATCCGTTGAAAGGTAAAGGCGTTTTACTGGTTTCATCATTAACCCAAAGCATCATTGACGGGTTTCAGCACTTTGCGTTCAAACCACGTCAGTTTTTCTTCATCTTCTCCGGCAGACTGGCCACCGTTCTGTCCCGCACTACCGGCAGTCTGTTTTTTTGCGGTCGTCTTACCTGTTGCCCTGGCCTCTCGCTTTTCCTGCACGCTGATATGTTCCGCCAGTGTGAATGTCACCAGCCAGGCCATTTTCCCGTCCTGCTGGGGTGCATCCAGCATTCCGCTGAACGTTGCTTCACGAAAATTAACAGCACGGGCAACTTCATGCGCCACTCGGTACTTCTGACGATTACCACTGGCATCGGTAGCACTGGCCAGCTCAAAAATACGCTTCAGTATTTCAGGCTGTTTAAAAGGTATTTCACCGCTGATCCGCAGTTCCTTTCCCTTTGCTCCCTGCTCTGATTTTGTTGTGGCACTGGTCTGGCCGGACTGATCTTTATCCTGAAATTGCTGTGAAACAGTCACCCGCATGTTTTTCAGCTGGATGGCCTCGCCATTAAGCGCCAGTGTCGGGATCGAAGTCATGAATCATTCCCTTTATTCCATCAAGATTATCGCCAACCAGCATCATGGCTGCGGTGTAAACGGCAGACTGCTGCGGAATGTCCTTCACCAGTTCCAGTAACGTTGTGCCGGTGTCTCCGCTGGCAGTAAAAACCCACGCTCTGGCACTCTTCCCCTGTAAGTCATTCAGGCCGCTGGCCACATCACTGATAAGCTGGTCACGCAGCTGCGTGAACTCGCCCAGCTGTTTTTTCAGCCCTTCGATATCAAATCCGGCACCCGCCACCTTTTGTGCCTGGTTGATTGCCGCAGCAGATAAAGCTGCCCTGCTGGTTGGTACAGACAGTGGAATGGACGCAGGTAACGCTGCGGCGGTTTTCGCCGGGATCTGCATCTTTTCAATAGCCAGCGCTGCGGCGGATTGCGCCAGCCGTTTTACCTGCGTGAATGCCGGGGCGGGGAAAATCCCGACCAGGTTATTCAGGCTGGCCATAAAGTTTTCCTGCGTCTGTCCGGTGACCATCATAATCACCACGTCCACATTCCCCCCAGTTCCGGCCAGGCGTTCAGCAAGATAGCGAACAGCATTAACCGGGCTGAGATATGCCCCGTTCGCTGTCTGCTGTCCCAGCCCATAAATCCACGGATGCGCAGGGACGATCGAACAGTTCAGCGCAGCAACAGAATCCGTGAAGGCCAGACGTGCTTCACGCCACATTTCCAGGCACCTCCGGCCACACAATTTCCGGCGCATCTTCCGCTTGAATACGATTCAGTAAAACGCGGTATTTTTTCCATGCGGTAAGTAACAATGTTTCTTCCTGGCTCGCCATGCCTAAAACAACAGCATCCTGCAATGTGGCAATGGCAGTATGGGCCTGTTTAAGCAGTCTTATCTTTTCCAATTCTGCCTCACGGGTTAATGCAACTCGCATAGACTCAGCATCATCCTCCCATTTACTGCCATTCCATTTTTGCCATGCGTTTTCAGGCTCCAGAGTGGTTGTTCCAGCTGGATAATCCCCTGGTGCTGTTATCACGAACCTTCTAGCGTCTTTCGTATCAAATACAATTTCGCCACGGTGATCTTTAATAGCAATCCATTTCTGTTTTTCTGTATTAAAAATTGCCACGAATCCGTCTTTTGTTAATGGAGGTTTAATTGTGGTGCAATTGGCTGGTAGTCCTGTGTGAGCGGGAATAAAAGCGTTATCACTACCAATAAACTCATTCGTCTCAGGATGAAGTTTATAAACAGTAACTGTTTGATCGATATCACTCATTTTAAATATCATTAAGCGAGTCTCACGATATAGTTTAATGCAATGTTTTTAACAGTGTTTTCTGAAGTACCCGCAGCATTAACCGTAATGGTGTGTCCATGCGAACCAATCGCAACAGAGTGCGTATGAGCACCAATACCGACAGTATGTTTATGCTCCCCAGCACTTGCTGCAGTACCTGATACCGAGTGGGTGTGTGCGCCCGCAGAATTCGTTGCACCTAAGTGAGTTTGAGCAGAGTTCGACGAAGCTACTCTACCGGAGCTAACGTTAGCATTATCTCCCTGAGATATCGGATGTGTATGTGCACCTGCTGAAGCAGCTGTTCCGCTAACACTATGGGTATGAGCACCAGTGTTATTCGTAGATTTAGTTCCATAATCAAACGATGATGTGGTTTTTGTCCCTAAATCGGTATTTGAGGCACTGGCGCTATGGGTATGTGACTTAATATTATCCTGTTCATAAGATAATACGGCGCGTCCGCTGTTAGGCTTACCTTTAATCGTCTGCCCGCGCATATCAGGAATAACACCCAATGGATACGCAGCAGCCAATAATGGATATACTGCCTTATCAAAAGACTGCCCCTGCATAATTGCCCAGCCAGGAGGTGGAATATCTGCTGGCCATGGAAGTGGAACACCAACCGGCAGAACATCACTACGACTTAAAACGGCCAGTTCACCCAGCTCCAGGCTTTTTCTTGCTTTCACCTTGTCGCTAACATCAGCAAGGTTTGCATCCTTACGCAAAAAATCGCTGCTGGCCTGCTGTTCTCCCAGGCTACCCTTTGGCCGTAAATCCGTGATGTTGCCATCCGCATCAATGCTGGCCACAGCAAACACATAATGCTGAACCCCGTTCTGAACATAATCAGCAAGATTTGCTGCCACCGTGATTTTGCTCTGCACATTCCAGACACTGGTCAGTGTCCCTGTCCAGCACACATCCAGCCAGACTTTTACCGGCTTTGTCGTTACCGTAATATTCTGATTCGCAGCCAGTGACGCACGAAGTCCAGCCACATACCCCGTGCCTTTCGTGACAAAAAACTGATTGCCGGTTTTGGCTACCAGATACCCGTTACCAAAAAACGCCGCCGCGCCATAAATATCCATATTTTCCAGGCGCTGGCGTTCATCCATTCCGGCCAGACGTGCAGTAAAATCAATCTGCCATGTTTCAGCGGGTGTATTAATCCCGGTTTCCGTTTGTGCGCCATTGTACTCCATCAGAAACGAGCGGGTCAGCACGTTCCCCTGTTGACCTTCTTTTGTTTTCAGTTTCTGCTGTGATGGTGCATGGACAATCATTGCCAGCGTACCGCTGGCCTTATTGAGCAGACCGATCCAGTTAAAACTGAAATCACCCACATCTGCGCCCAGCACTACGGAATAGACCACACCGTTTTCATCCACCACACCGGTGCGGGTAACAGACTGCCGGTGAACAATCTGTGCAGCCGGTGGTAATGTTTCATTGCGGTCAACAGGTGTATCCGGGTTTAAATCCGGCACACTGGCAAAAACAAATTCATCCAGTAGTACCGGTTCACCCGTTGCGCCCTGCTGCGCTTTCCAGTTTTCAAACGCCAGTGTGATGGCTGTCTGTGACATAAAAACCTCCTTACAAACTCGCGCTGAATGTTGCGCTGCGGGCTTCCGTCCCTGCTAACGTCGCCGGGTAAACCACATATTCCCCCTGACCCCACCCGGCCCTGATAACCAGGCTTTCAGGCGTGATCACCTCAAACTGATAACGGCGGCATGTTCGCCCGTACTGGCGGATTATCTGGATCAGCAGCTGCGTGTTGTCTGCAATCTGGCTGTCTGTAACCCGAACCAGAATCACATCCCAGTCGATATCCGGTTGCCGTTCGAACAGCTCCACATAACCAATTCCCAGCCGTTCAAAGATATTGATAAACCCCTCAACTGAACCAGCATCCCGCGCATTCACGAAGGCAAAAGCCACACGTTTGCGGAACAGGGTCAACGGTTCACCATCAAAGCGGGTGATATCCCGGTCATAAGCCAGCAGGTTCAGTAATGCCGGTGTACACGTCAGCGGATCAAACTGATTCATTGGCCAGGTAATCCAGCCGTAAACCTCAGCCCAGAACCGCCGCGCCGTTTTCAGCAATTTCCCCGGTTCGCCTTTATTCATCCAGGACGGCAGGAACATCCCGGCCAGCTTTTTCATGAACTCATTCATTCTCAATATTCACCGTCAGTGATTTCAGACGCGGCACGCTCAGTTCACTGGTAATGTCTCCCAACGAAAATGTCAGTGATTCCGTCTGTGCAAAGGTTTTATGAATTTCCCGCCCCAGTTGCGAAAAGGAAAACCGCGAATATGGCCACGTCTTTCTGACGTCATAATCAGCATTTTCACGAAAGGCACAGCGGATCATGTTTTCAATGCCGGCCTTCAGCGTTTTCACCTCTTCGTCACTGAAGTTGTTCAGATTTTTGACATAAACTGTGACGGCCAGATCGTGAAGCGTTTCCGGCATGGGATAGCACTGCATATCATCACCATGCCCGTGGTGCCCCAGCGTGTTGATATAGTCATTCACCGCATCCACGAACGGCGCTGATGCCACCCCACTGTCCAGTAATAAAAAGGCGTTGGCTGTTCCTGGCCCCCTCGGTGCTTCATGCTCAAAGAAAATCCGATCGATACTCAACCCGGCAACACTGGCGATCATTGAGCGATAAACCGCATCAGTGTGGTAATTCCCCACCAGATTGAACTGATTGCGGCAACGCTCGCGCAATTCATCATCACTTTCCTCGTCAGCCCCCGGCACTGTCAGCCAGTTTTCCTCACTGGCCACATGGCTGATACCACTGACCGCCATCGGCAGAATGCGGTAATATCCGGGCGCAAGGTTATATGCGCCCCCGGTGCCAGTGGCTTTCACCGGCAGTAATGCGCTGGCCGCGCCGGAAGCGATCACCACATCCTCAGTGGTGGCCAGCTCATACACTCGCCCGTTAATGCGTTCTGTCTGGATAACCGTCCCGGCGTTGACCGTCACAACGGCCTTTGCATCTTCTTTGAAGAACCGAATACCCCCCTGCGCAGCGCTCGCTGGTTTTGCCGTGACGTTCACCGCCCATGCCAGCAAACGCAACATGCTCCCGCTGGCTGTGGCCACAAACATATTGGCCAGCACGGTTAACACCAGAACGTCTTTAAGCCACATCACCGGGGCGGTCACAATGGCGGTGATTAATCGCCAGAACGGTGACATTCGGGATGTATTGGTGATAATTCCCTCATCTGCTGCAATTGCATTGAAGCGTTCCCGCACTTCGGCCTCCGTTACCGGCATACCGCTGTCTTTCACCACTTCTTCAAAATCAACCTGCGGTTTTTCCGTCATAAATCCACCTGCGCAGAGATCCCGCCAAAATCGTATGTACTCGCGGTTACCCACAACCGCTTCTGACTTTCTTCACTGATTTCCACCGTACCCGGCACAATGCGTTCATCATCTTCAATCAGTAATTCCATGCGGGTAAAAATATCCGCTCTCATTGTCGGGCTACGTTCGGCAATTAATTCCGTCGCTAACCCACTTTCAATAATGGAATGAATAATGTCCTGCCCGATACTTTTTCGGTTATTACATAATTCAGGTTCATTACCGGTATTCAGAACAAAGTCACCGCTCTGAATCAGCAAATCGATATAAAGAACATCACTCATGCGCCAAGCTCCTGCCATTCCATAAGCTGGGATGGAGAAAGTGCTTCTTTGGTATGGAAATGCACTTCACCAATTTTCCGGCTGTTATCGGTTACGGATTTACTGTTGCTGTTGATTGTTTTGCTGATACCACCTTTATCCACACCTTTTAAATCACCCCCCGTTGACAGTGTATTTCCGGTTAATGGCTGCGTGGTTTCACTGGCCAGTGAAATATCCACGCCGGGAATTTTATTCAGTTTCTGAACAATCCAGTTCCACGACTTAAGAAATCCCCCTTTGATTGACTTCCAGACATTATCAAACAGCGACATAATGCCGGAGGCCATCCCCTTTAACGCCTCAGACGGTGAAAATCCTGTCAGCAAAGAAATAAAGCTGTTCCATCCTTCACTGATATATTGCCAGGCTGAAGCAAAGATCCCCGCCAGCCACTTCACCACGGCGGCACATGTCTGGAAGGCTTCGGTATTCATCACCGCTGCTTTTATCGTGTCCCAGTGCTTAACCAGCAGATAACAACCGGCAACCAGCAGCGCAATGGCACCAATCACAAGCAGGATCGGCCAGCTCATCAGGTTGATACCAATTCCGGCCATAATTGCGGCCATGCGTACCGCCAGTAACGCACCGCGCAAAAACTTCAGCGTGGTATTCCAGGCGATTACCGCCATTTGCGCCAGCCAGACAGTGGCCGTGTAGATTTTCGTAACCGCCGTTAACGCCACCCAGATCCCGCGCAATCCCATCATGATGAATCTGGATACCCCCATCACGATATTGGCCACCGCTCCCACAGCGGCAAAGCTCAGTAATGCCATCGACGCATAACCAATCATACGGGCAATGTTAGGAAATAACTGCATCCAGCGGGCAAAGGTCTGCCCCATATCAGCCAGGCGATTCAGAACCGGATACAGCACCGGGATCAGCGTCAGCCCGATCACGGTCTGAATGGCTTTCAGGATTTGCACAAAGCGATCCCACGGCTTGACCATTTTTTGTGCCATTTCCTGGGTACGCTTCAGGCCATCCGCGCCGCCCAGTTCGGTGATGTTCCGCTGAAGTAACGCGACATTGCCGTAAAGATGTTTAACCACTGCCGAACTGTCACCAAAGGCTGCATCCAGCTCCGTCTGGGCTTTCAGGTTCCCTTCAAGGCTTTTGCCATATTTGCCCTGCAACTTGATCAGCATTTCAGGCATGGACAGCATTTTGCCGGTGGAGTCAGTAAAGGACAGCCCCAGCTTTTTAGCGCCATCAATCGCGCCGGTCATAAATCCTTCATAGGCGCTGCTGGCTTCCGTTCCCAGCGTCCGCTGAAGTTGCCCCAGCACGGCCAGCTGTTCATCCAGCCCCACACCGTAGTTAGTCCCGACGCCGCGCGCACCTTCCATCAAATCCTTGATAGTGGCCATTTCTGTGCCAAAGGTTTTGCGCATATAAACCATCTTGCCTGCCAGTTGCTCGGCAAACTCCACCTTGCCCAGTCTGGCGGCATCGGCGGAAAAGTTACCGAACATCTGCCCCATAAATTCCGCCGTGTCCGCCGCTGTGGACTTGAGCGCAAACGCCAGGGTATTGGCGACTTTCGTCACCTTCGGCAGTTCATTACCCGTCAGTCCGGCAATGGAAGCGTTAATATTTTCCGTGGATTTAACGAACTCCACCGCGCTGGCACCGTAGGTTGTACTGAAACGCAGGGCATCACGCTGAACGGTCTTAAGCGCGGAATCATCAATCCCTTTTGCGGCGGCATCATTCAGCGCGTCATACATTTCAATTGCCGGTGATAATGCGCCTTTGATCGCCATCCCGACACCGGCCAGCGCCACCGCGCCGCCGCCAATCTGCATAAAGGCCGCTTTTGATTTTTCCGCAAAGCCGGTGACGTTACCCTGCACCTGTTTTAACGGGCGGGATAATTTATCAATCAGGCTCAATGTAAAATCTAATTGTTTCATTCAGTGCCTTTAAATGCTTTTGCCACACCATTGGCCACGGCTATTCCGGTATATTCCCAGTGACGATTGTCCAGCCAGATAGCGGCGGCGATATCATCAACGGAATCCTGACCATACGGTAAATAATGACGGCGGAGAATTAAATATTGTTCGAGTCCATTCCTTTCAATTTCATGGACTCGCTTTGTCAGTTTTTTACTTCAATTTCCAGTTCAGGCGCATAAATATCATTTACTTTGCCAACCAGTTGAAGCGCTGCACCCGGACGTTTTAATACTTCTGCCAGTGCTTCTTTACTTTCCGTTGCCACAATTCGCGTCAGATAGTTATGTGCCGGGGCAACTTTATTATCCATCGCCATTTCATTAATAAATTTGTTGTAGGCGGTCTGATTTGGCTCAAAAACAATATCAACACCACAAACACACAGTTTAATTTGTTCCATCACTCATACTCTCTCTTAAATTAATTTCGTCCACTAACTGATTATGACGCGCAGCACACTGCCCATAAATTTCAGGATAAATTGTCAGTAATTCCGCTGCATCTTTTCCTGTCGTACCGTTCAGGCGCGGCAGCTGCGTTGTGCATTTAGTTTTCAGGTTTTCCTGATAACGCACGTTCGGTACCAGCTGCGGCGCTGTTGTACATGCTGACAAACTCATCAGACAGACAACGATTGGTAAAAACGGGCTTAAGTATTTCCGTGCGTATCTCTCGCGGTGCCACATTTTTTAACGCCTCCAGTTTATCTTCCAGCGCTCTGGCCGAATCACTGGCAATACCCTGCATTGCTTTTCGCGATTCATTACCGGCCACCTGCGCCGCTGTATTGATTGCCAGCTCTAAGCTGTCACGCCGCCAGTCAGCGGTCAGCCAGCCCCAGACAAACGCCAGCGCCACCACAACCAGCCACTGCCCGCTGCTCATCAGCGCACCCCGTTATGTTCCAGACTGAAATGATTGCCATCCGGTCTGGATTTGAAGCGTCCGCCCCAGGCACCACCCAGTGATTCCCAGTATTCCCCCAGAGGCAGATAATCTTCTGTGCGGGTTTTGTACTGACCGTTCACGAACAGATTGAAATCCACCGCCAACCGCTGGGTGTGCAGACTGTTAGAAATGCCGCTGCCTTTCTTCGCATTCAGCGCGGCCTGTTCTGGTGTACGGTAAGCCTCACCGAACGTCAGTCTGTAGCCATGTTCTTCTGCCCAGTGGATCAGACTGGCCACCATGACTGTGAATAATTGCTGTTTTTCACTCAGGGTCATTTGTCTTGCTCCCGTTCTGCTTTCCCGCTGCACGTCTGCGCAGCCACACTTCCACCGCCTGATAACCGGCAATCCCCAGCGCCGCCCCCAGCCCTTGAATGGCCAGCGGGCTGGCATCCGGGATCTGAATCAGCACCGCCCCGGCCACCACTGAAACCAGACTGCCCAGGATCACGCGACCAGCAAACAGGCGCGGCGTGATGGGGTCATTACTGGTCAGCACATTGCCGATGGCAATCAGTGCGCCAATGATCAGCAGTGAATAAAGGCTCTTTTCATGCTCCTGCATCCCTGCCCCTTATCCGATCAGGTTTTCTGTGGCTTCCGCTTCCAGATACGGCACACCGTTGATGTTGACGAATTTCGGACTGGTCACGAAATATTTGATTTTGTGCGTGGTCACACCGCCACCTTTCGGATCAATATCCAGCAGGTTGCTGACCTGCAATTTATTGCCGAACGTCTCCACCTTCATTTCTTCGCTACTGGCTTTGGCATAGAAAAGAAAATCAAGTGGGGGAAGCCCACGCCATGAACCCGCTGCACGGGCTTTGGCTGTCAGCACCTGAAGTGTTTTTGAACTGACTTCAATTTCCCCTTCGGCGGCAACATCGCCATCCACATACCCGTCAGGGACGCCACGCGTCTGGGCGGCAGCGCTGTTATCCGTAATATCGAGCGTGATTTTCTCGATATGGATCAGATCGCCGTCCATATAGGTGTCAAACGACATACCCGAAATACGTTTAGTCATGCTGTGGCCTCCAGACTGGCATCCAGTAACAGACTGATGGTGATTTGCAGCGGCACTTCCCAGGTGCGTACCACAATGTAAATATCCACCGCCTTTTTGTTCTTCCAGACAATGGTCACATCACCATCCTGCGGCGGCTTCACCTCACCCGGAAATGACACACCGTTAATGCTGGCCGCAGTGGACATTTCACGCAGTGGACGGGCAAACAGTGTCTGATTTGCGGCGATACTTCCCGGCGTACTGTTCAGCGAGCGATCCGCGATTTTGCTGATAGCCAGCAGACGAACACGGCGGGCAGCTTTATCCGCAACGCGCAGGGTTTCAATCGACTGGTAATCGCCGCCCTCAACATCCAGCGTGCGGCCATCTGCCCAGTAAAAACCGTCATAATCCGGGTACCACATCGGCACACTGAAACGCTGTGCTTCAAGCGCCTTAAGTGTGGCCAGTTCCAGCACTTCCCCGGTACCATCAACCGGCATTTCATCACTGCCAAGATTCATCAGAGCACCGGTTTTAACCCGCGCCGGACTGTCAGCAATGGTTACCGCACGGCTACACAGGCGACCAGCCAGCACACCCGGTTCATTTCCCCACAGGCGGGGAACCAGCTGCACCGCCTTTTCTGCAATGCCATCCTGAAGGGTGGCCATGCGTACCAGATAATCCGCCTGGGCTTCTTCGTCCTGCATTCCCTGTGCGGCCAGAATGAACCACACCCAGCGGCCATACTTTGAAATCAGGGTGGATCGTAACGTCACGGCCTGATTTACCTGCGCTTTAGCGGTCACATCGTCAGACAGCACCACGCCTTCCACAGAGCACACCACCTGCGCGGCCAGAACCGCTTTCACCCAGGCATCTGCCTCCGCGTCAGTTGGCAGGACATGAATGAACCCCCACCAGTTCTGGCCAGCGTTCGCCAGCGCAGCCAGAACATCATTTTTCAGCGGGCTGGCTTCCTCGCCCAGCAGTGAATCAAAATCACTCTGGGCATTCACCGCCAGCGTTTTCCCCACATTTTTGGTACCCGAACCGATAAACAGCAGCGTGCGTTCCACTTCATTGGTTTCACCCAGCAGCTGATTTACCTGGTTTACGGTCACAATTGGCCAGGTCATGCTTTCCCCTTAATATCCTGCGCTTTAACGTCCCAGCCAAAGCCGATGGCCTGAAGCTGACGCGCCAGCGCCTTGTCAAATTCATCATCATTCATGCCCAGAAACACACGGGCAGGAAGATCCACTTTCCAGCTGGTTTTCACGGCTTTACCACTGAGTTTTCGAATCAGCAGCCCCGCCTGGCTGTACGGCATCGTTTTGGTGATCCCGCCCAGTGTGGGCTTTTTCCATCGCTTACCGGTTTTCACCCGGTACCCCAGCGCCCGTAATTTTTTGGCCTGGGCAGGTGTCGCCATTTTCCCTGCCTCCGCCTTCCGTGGCTGATTACTGCGGCTGACTTTCACGCGCATTCCGTTTTGTTGCGCGTAACCCACTGTTCCGGCTGGTACCGGCGTTTCCCCGTTTCGGTATCCGCCGCCCTGCAAATAGATCCGCACAGCCTGAATTTCTGGCATTTCACGGATATGCAGCAGCTTTGGCAGGTTGCGCAGCATCTTCCCTTTGCGTTTTGTCTTACGTCCCGACCACTTCTGGCCATCCGGGGATTCCTGATTGCGCACATGCCGTTTTGCCGCAGCAATCACGCCATATTTGGCCAGACGCCATATCAGACGCTGCCGTTTTCTCGGCGGCAGCTCCATGCTGGCCAGTGCCTTGCGCAATTCGGCCAGCTGTTTTTTATTCAGCTCGCCACTGGCAATCATTCGCCATCCCCCACCGGCGCACCGGCCTCATCCACGCTGTAAATACTGGCGGTCAGTGCCGTCCAGATTTCAGGCTCAACCAGTGACCAGCGCTCACCCCGCCACGGGATAGCCCCGTTTTCGTCCTGCCTGATCACCAGTTCTTCCACCATCGGAACAGTCAGCACCACTGTGGCCACTTCCTCATCCTCCACCGACACATCCCAGTCCGGTTCGGCTTCATTCAGCCCCACTTCATCCAGTAGTTCCCTGTCAGCATCATCCAGCCACGCCGCCAGTAAGGACATAAGCAACTGCGGCGGGCACAGGCGATACGGGAAACGCTCCCAGCTCAGAACCGCGTCATACCTGATCACCGCCTGGCGATATTGTCCCAGCCCGTAATCTTTCGCCGCAGGAATGAACTTCATCTCATCCAGTACACTGTCAAATGACTTCATCGCGCGGGGCGGGACGTTCTCTTTAAAAAATGCGGTCAGGCTCTGGATCTGCGTCTGGCTCATACTTTTTTCACCGTTGCCCGTTTCAGCCCTTTCATACGGCGGATAACCACTGACGCTTCAGCCAGTAACCCGGCACGGGTTTCCATGCTTTCCTGTCCCGGATGGGTATCACGCCGCCCGATCGTGGCAAACTCCCCCAGCAGATCCGCTTTTGCCCTGGCAAAAACGGCCTTCATATACTGGGCGCACAGGCTGTTCAGTCCGCCCATTTTTACGCCCGGTACCTCTGCCGCCAGCGTGTGGCCTTTCGCTATCCAGCTGGCCTCCACGTTTTCCAGTTCCGCATTCACCTCCGCCACCGCTGCAAGCAACGCCTGGCTGATGGTGTCAGCGTCAATATCTGGCGGTAGTGACCGCTGCGCCTGAAAATCCTTCAGATTCAGATCTGGCCAGAATCCGTTATTGGTCAGCGGTTCATCCTGATAATCCAGCGGCTTTCCGCTAAACATAAATCCCCCGAAAAAGGCGGACTGGCCGGTTTCCACGGCGCAGTTACACACAAGGCGTTCTGCCCTCCACCGCGTCCGCCTGGCTTGCGGTAGTCTTTTTAGTGCTCAGTATTAAAAGTGTGCGTATGTGCGCCTGCGTTATGGTTATATGCACTCACACTATGGGTATGTGCCCCCACAGAATGGGTATGTGAGCCTGCGCTATGGTTATATGCACTCACACTATGGGTATGTGCACCTTGTAAATGGCTTTCTTTCATTTGTTGTTATCCTTGAGTTGTCAGTTTTCGGATACGGGCGGCAATTGTCTGCCGCGCCGTTCTGACGCCAATTTTTGAGTAGTGTTTTTCTGCAATAGCCAGCAGCTGATCGGCTTTTTCCAGCGTTTTAATATCATCCACGCCCGCCGCCGTTTTCTGCCCATCGTCATTGCGTAGCAACTCCAGACCGGCAAACTTGAACCATTTGGCCGTCACCTGCTCATGCAGTCGCCAGGTGTTTGCCACCCGCTCAAACGTGCGGGTGAAATAAGGCTCAACACTTTCCCCGCGCCCTGCGGTTTCCTGCGCCCATTCCAGCATCGTATCCGCCACAAACGTGGGGAAATTGCTGCGCAACCGATCCGGGGTTGCCTGCTGCTGACTGATTGCAATGTCAGCCCAGTCCAGCGCCTTATCCAGATCGCCCACGTCAAACAGCCAGATAACACACCAGGCGAAAACCGGATTTGCATACACCTGGCCACTATCCAGATAGGCTTCCACAGTGGGAACCCAGCGCGGCAACAGCACATCACGTTTATACTCGACGCGATCGGCAATGGTAGGCAGACTTCGAACATGTTCCACATCCGTTTCCAGCGCCCTGATCAGCAGGTGCATACTTTCCGTGGTTTCCAGTGCCTGGCTGCGCTTCAGCTTTTGTTCCATTGCAATACGCTGACTGTGACGCTGTGCGGGGGAAAGTGCCATTTATCAGCCCTCCACCGGTTCGGAGACTTTGCCGATTGTCACAGCGGATTCATCAATGGCTGCATACAGCTCCGGCACTTCCACCGCGTAACCTTCATTGCGCAGGTATTTGTTTTCGAACTGCTTACGATCTTCAACAAACTCCGCCTTACGCATACGGGTATTGCGCTGGGTGTAGATGTGCAGGTTAGAAAGTGGCGTAACCACCATGCGTTTACCCGGCATAAACGGCGGGATAATGGCCTGACGGCCAGCAATGGTGCTCCCCAGCATCTGCGCAGCAATTTTTTCAGTCGGACGGTCTGCTGCCTGATACAGTCGGTACTGTTCAGCAGCGACCAGATCGGCACCGACCAGGACAACCAGACGCGGGTCATTGCGGAACTGTGCCGGGATTTTGGCGTTAATCAGATCGGACGCCATTGCATCCAGTGACTTGTAATCCCCGGCCTCATCGAGCACCACTGGATCGGTCATAATCTGATTGCCGTCCAGCAGCGTTTTCATACGCTCATGCCAGCCAATGTTCACATCTTCACCGTTCGGGTTTGCCTCCGGATCAGTGGTTTTAGCCCGACTTTTACCATTGAAACCAATGCGCAACATGTCCAGCGCAAAAGCCTGCGTGGTGAATGCCTGTACCAGGTTGTAAAACTCGTTTTCGTCCTTACCGGCGTTTGCCCAGACAGAAAGCAGATCCCAGCGCAGTGCGGCGCAGCTGTCTGTTTCAACCAGCGAATAGTCATTACCGTCAACGCCTACCTGACGAATAAAACGGCCATTTTCGCTGCGGCCGGTATGCAGCACGGAAGAACCGACAGAGATCACCTGACCACTCAACTGGTCAACATCCAGACAGGTGATCATGTTCAGGAACTCGACGGACTCCAGCAACGCAAGACGCAGCGCATTTTCCTGCGGGTCATTCAGGGAAAAATATCGACTGGTATCACGCGCACCAAACTGCTGCGCCATCCCCGCCGAATATTTATCCAGTAAATCCCGCGCACGATTATTAAGGTGCATAAAACTCCCTCGCAATTAAGCGATTTAACAATATGTTCTGGACTAATCAGCAATAAAGCGAATTACAGGAAATTAAATTTCCCGGCTTTATCTTTAATAGTACGCCCCGGTGTACGGGTGTTTTTATTACCCAGATCGTTAAAACGGGTTACGATTTCTTTTGCATTATCGCGAATTGCCGCAAATTCCTGCGTATCGACCACTTCAGCGATAGTATCAACATCACCCTGAACGTCATTCAGTTGAGTTTCAATTTTCGCCACACGCGCTTCCAGATCGTTCACCACATTGGCAAGCGCCTGTAATTTATCTTCATCCGGGGCAGGATTATCCTGCGGCGTTTCATCTTCAAACTTTGGCTTAATACCAAACAGTTTCTGCCAGTTCTTCATTCTTGCTTCCTGTTTAATTTTTCCGTCACGGGAAATTACACAGCTGTAATATCCCTGCTTTGTTAATTTATTGCGCCGACTACTAAAGCGCAGCCGTGTGGTGCCAACGCTAGCAGGCGTATCTGTTACCGCCAGCCCTTTCAGGTAAGTACGTCCGCTACCGCGCCAGTTTTCATCCGGCTCAATGGAGAAAAACAAAAGCTGATCTTCATGGTTGGCGAAAATCAGCCGCATATTCGGGCAAAGGCTGACATATAAACGCGCTAGTCCATCGTCACCATCTTTCCAGGTGGCTTCCAGAACTTCGCCAAAATTACCGGAATCGTCCTCATGCTCTGGCCAGATTAATGCAACGTAATGGTTATAATCATAGGTTTCCCCCATATCTATAATCCACTGCCGTTCAATTACTCTGCCGTCAACGGTATCCCCTTCAGTAGCAACACACAGCCAGTCAGTTTTTAAATGTGACATATCCCCCCTGTTCCACTCCCTGACGCTGCAATTCAATTATTGCCAAATAAAACAGCCACTGCATTACGCTTTATTCTGAACAGTTCGGTTATAACGCTTTACCGAACAGACACGAATTAACACCACCGTTTTTTCATCACAGCCACGGCATAATTATCCGCATGGCTAAATACTCTGAAGAATTAAAAGGCGTTGTTCGCGCACTTTATCTGCGCCGCTATACGCCAAAGGAAATCGCATCTGAATTAAATCTGCCGAATGCGCGGATCGTTTACTACTGGGCGGAGAAATACAGCTGGGCGGATTTGCTCAGTTTTGAAAGCACAGAGGAAGCGATTGAACGCCGTTACCAGCTGCTGGCCAGCCGCGATAACAAAACCGATCTCGACCTGAAAGAAATGGACATGCTCATTGCTCATGCCACGAAACTGCGTGCGCAGAGTAATAAACACAAAGAGAAAATGGTCAGCGGTCAGAGTTCCGGGCAAGCAGCTGCGCGGGACAACAATGACGACGAACCGCGCAGCAAACGGAAATACAAGAAAAACGATATTACCTCGCTGACGCAGGAGGACTTTGACGCATGGGCGGAGGAACATCTTTTTGAATATCAGAAACACCTGCGTAATAACATTGGCCAGCTTGTCAGGAACATCCTGAAAAGCCGCCAGATCGGTGCGACCTGGTATTTTGCGTTTGAAGCGTTTGAAAACGCGGTGATGACCGGCGATCCGCAAATCTTTCTGTCCGCGTCAAAGGCGCAGGCTGAAGTGTTCCGGTCTTACATCGTGAATATTGCAGAGCAGTATTTCGGTATTACGCTGACCGGCAACCCGATCCGCTTAAGCAACGGCGCAGAACTGCGTTTTCTCTCCACCAACAAAAACACCGCTCAGTCCTACAGTGGCCACCTGTACTGTGACGAATATTTCTGGGTGCCAAACTTTGCAAAACTTAACGAAGTGGCCAGCGCAATGGCCACACATGACAAGTGGCGCACCACCTATTTTTCAACACCATCGGCAAAAACGCACCAGGCTTACCCGTTCTGGACTGGCGATGAGTGGAAACAGGGCAGTAAAAAACGTGCGGCCATTAAGTTTCCGTCCTTTAACGAAATGCGTGACGGCGGGCGACTCTGCCCGGATGGGCAATGGCGCTACGTCATTACGATGGAAGATGCCATTGCGGGCGGTTTCAACCTGGCGAACATCGAGAAACTGCGCAACCGCTACAACGACGCCACTTTTAACATGCTCTATATGTGCGTGTTCGTTGACAGCAAAGATTCCGTTTTCAGCTTTTCCGACCTGGAAGCCTGCGGCGTTGAAATCGACACCTGGCAGGATCACAACCCTGATGCAGCGCGGCCATTCGGTGACAGGCCAGTGTGGGGCGGCTTTGACCCGGCTCGCAGCGGTGATTTGTCCTGTTTTGTCATCATCGCCCCGCCGATGTTCGTCGTGGAGAAGTTCCGCGTTCTGAAGGTGATTTACTGGAAAGGCATGAACTTCCGATACCAGGCAAAACAGATCGAGCAGTTGTTCAAAAAATACAACTTCACTTATCTGGGGGTGGACGTTACCGGCATTGGCCAGGGTGTTTTTGACAACATTCAGCATTTTGCCATGCGCGTGGCCGTCCCTATTCGTTACGACCTAAACACCAAAATAAGCTGGTATTGAAAGCGGTGGACGTGGTGGAAAGCCAGCGTATTGAGTGGGATAAAAACCTGAAAGAGATCGCGGCCAGCTTTATGTCTGTGCGCCGAACCACCACACAAAGCGGCAATGCTATGACGTTTGTCGCTGACCGTAGCCAGGATACCGGCCACGCGGAGGCGTTCTGGGCGATTACCCACGGTCTGCATAACGAACCCCTTAACTATGAAAACAAACCTAAATCCCGCTGGGGTGTAAGGAAAGAGGCAGCATGAGTAAAAAGAAACGCTTTGTTAAGCGCGACCAGCGCGGCGACAAATCAAAAAAGATGAGCATTATCACATTCGGCAAACCTGAACCGGTTCTGACTACCGGCACAGATTACCGTGATATCTGGTACGACAATGCCGCCGATCACTTCACCCAGCCGATTGACCGGCTGGCACTCGCACAACTGATTAATCTTAACGGTCAGCACGGCGGCATCATTCACGCCCGTAAAAACATGATTGTTTCAGACTATCAGGGGGGCGGGCTTATTCACGACCAGCTGGAAGCGGCAGCGTTTGACTATATAACCTTTGGGGATATTGCGATTGCCAAAATTCGTAACGGCTGGGGCGACGTGATCGCACTTGAACCCTTGCCCGGTCTGTATATTCGCCGCCGCAAAGTCAGAGATAACGCCCAGGATAAACCCGGTGACTACGTGGTGTTACAGGAAGGGGAACCGCAGGTATGGCCAGAAGAAGATATTATCTTTATCAAAATGTATGACCCGCAACAGCATATCTACGGACTGCCGGACTACATCGGCGGTGTGCATTCCGCGTTACTTAACAGTGAAGCGGTCATTTTCCGACGCCGCTATTACCACAACGGTGCGCACACAGGCGGTATTCTTTATACCCGCGATCCCAGTATGACGGATGAAATGGAAGAAGAAATTGAACAGCAGCTGCGTGACAGCAAAGGTATCGGTAACTTCTCCACTATTCTGGTGAACATACCTGGCGGGGATGGGGATGCAATCAAGTTCATCGAAATGGGGGATATTTCTGCAAAAGATGAATTTGCCAATATCAAAAACATCAGCGCCCAGGACATTCTGAACGCGCACCGTTTCCCTGCTGGCCTCGCCGGTATTGTCCCGCAGAACACTGCCGGACTGGGGGATGTTGAAAAGGCTGAACGCATTTACAAGAAAAGCGAAATAGCCCCCATCCAGCGCCGTTTCATGCTGGCCGTTAACGGCGATCCCGAAATACCGAAAAGGCTACACCTTAACTTTGATTTAAGTTACACAGAATCAACGGATAAGGGTGCGGCATGAGGCGAAACAGGCTAAAATCCAGGCATCATTTAACAGCTGGAGCATGGAATATGCGAGTTCTGAAAATCGAATGCCCGGAATGCGGCTCAAAGGCTGTTATTCGTAAAACGAACAGGAAGCACCGGCAGATTGCGGATATTTACTGCGCCTGTTCAGATGTTGAGTGTGGCCATACGTTTGTTATGAATCTGACGTTCTCCCACACTCTCAGCCCCAGCGCGAAAACGGGTGATGCGATGGTGCAGATTCTACTTAACAGCCTGTCACCTTCTCAAAAACAGATGGCACTTGATTTACTGAGTAATGCTTCTTAATCAGAATCTAATTTGGCTTTTGCTCTAATTGTTTCGATAAATTTCAATGAATCATGATTACCAAAAGCCTCTTTTTTATATGCTAGAATGATATCAGTGATTAGTTCTAAATTTCTGGCATCATCACTAAATAATGTATTAAAAGCGATATCATGTGTATAGGCATCAGGCAGGCCGTCAAGCAAGCGCCAATCCTCAACAGGTAAATGTTCCAAAAAGGCATAACGCTCAAGCATTTTTTTATAATATGCATATGAAGATACTTTGTCTGCATGAGCAACATTTATCACTAACAGAATCAATACTTCAAAGCTCAGAAAAGATCGAATAATACTTGTATAATATTTTCTCTTCTTATATTTAAAATCCAAAAAAGAACTTTTATCAATAAGCTTTAATAAATGATACAACACTCTAAAGTAACTACTAAAAAACATATCCTTTTCATGCATTCGATTATTGGCTTCGCATAGAGAAAGCTCACCATGTCCGCCTCCACCGGCTAAAACGTATGAAAATTGTGTTGAAAAATCAGAATTATTTTTTAACACATTTAGTTGTTCATTGTGTTGGGCAAGCAACAAAGAGAAATTTGAATCAAAACGCTCCGCACGGCGATTAAAAAAAGATAACATCAAAGCAACAATGACAGAAAGAACTGTCCCTAAAGCAACAAAAAACTGTACTGCAAATTGATTATCTTTCGCAAAATCATTCAAAGCAGACATATTAGACCTTCGCCGTTTAACTGTCATTCCATATTGCGAGCTAGCAATAATGTTGAGCATTTGTTTGGGGACAGGGATTTTAATCCCCTAGCAGCATTTGTACAATTGGTATAAATCAAACACGCTTTTGAAGTACGTCTCTACTAAGACTATCATGATTATCTAAAGTCTCCTTACGTATCAGGATTCGTAGGTCCTCTGTAATTTCGCCAATCCATTGTAAGGCCACCCTTTTTTCTTTCGATGAAGCCTCATCAATATTGGAAATTTTTGCCAGTAACTCAATACGTTCCAGCCCTGCTGACACCTCCAACAAATCCAT